TGAAGCCAGCTTACCACCTGGTGTGCGTGGTCACGATGTACGATGATGTCGTCACCATACACCCTAACTAGACGTGAAGCGCGCAACACGCTCCAGTAGTGGGGCTTTCGACCCTCACTATCCAGAATGGCTGCAATGCAGATAACTGCAAAGCAGACGCTCTGGACCGGAAACGTAGTTGCGTTACCCATGCCAGCGAACTTCCCTAAAAGCACGTGTGATTCGGAAGAACCACCCGTGTGTATATAGGGGGATCGAGCATCCATCAAACATCCGAGAAAACTCGGATGATGTCGGAATACCAACCTAACCAGCGGAATGCTGAGAAGGTCGGAAGCCGACTTTAAATCGATGGTAGCCCATTCACCGGTACGGGAGCCTTCCAGAGCGAGTTCTTGATTCTTGCTCTGGTCGGTGAGAGCTAGACAATTACTAAGGATCGGACATTCGGTTATTGCTTTCCGAAGGACCGAGTTGAGCCCCTGCTGCAAGTATTGCCGCAGAAAAGGCTCAATAGTAATCGTCCGTCTTGAAGAAGAATTCTTCAGGACGGAAATAAGTCTAGCTGACGCTCCACGAGGCGACGTTGGGTTGCCGGAACAGACAGTGCAATTCTCATTGCACCGTTCGGCTCCTTTACGACCAACACTTGATGCTTCATGACACGAGCAGCAAGTAAGTTGGCGTCCCAACGAAAGTTCAGGGTCCTCCTGAGGATGGTTACGGCCTTGCGAATCTCCGCGTGCGCCGAGGATTGGTACAGATGTCCCAACAGGTACATCTGCCCTCTCTCGGACACGTCTCTCCACTTCAAAAGCCGTGAGGCTTTCGAAATTGGAAAGATAACGGAAGTTCGTTGCTCCGAACCAGTCAGGAACGTTTGCTTGAGTTCCAAGCTCACGGTACAAAGCATCCCATTTCTGGTTGCCTTGATATGACTCCTGAACCGCACCTGGCCCATGTCGGTAGATTTGTTCATCTTCGAGATCCTTTTGATGAAGGGTTAAGAGGATGGTTCTGCCGACACGATCAATGAGATGATCCTGCCGGTCTGCTATTTCAACAGACTTGGCGATTTCATCGCATCGATGAAACTCAGCTACTGCCTTTTGATGAAGATTTTCCTCATCATATTGCGATAGCTTAGTTTTCTTGAAGAACATGAGAAACGTGTGAACGTCCCTCAGGCAGCCAAATTCTTTGGCTTCTTCAAGCTGGCCAGTTATCGGGTCAAACATTTCACTGATCATACCCTGTAAAAATACAGGGATTGATCCCCCACGGACCTTCTTAAATCCGATGGGGCAGGTGAACCGACCACTCGACAAACCCTGTAGAAGGGCGTCGTCGAGCATCGGTAGGGCTTGGGTTAGGAACCCAGTCCCCTCATGTTTGAACCTACGCTTGACCGTGATTAAATCACGGTCAAGGCCTTTCACACCAGGATTCAGCCTCTTGAAATCGTTCAAGAGACTGTCTAGGAGCACTGTTGGACTTTTCATCTTACCTCATATTGGGGTTAAGATTCCAAGTCCCAGTCGCCTGGCCAGCAGTAAGAAATTACTGCTGGATGGTAGACGGCGGGGGATCCTTCTTCAGGTCCCCTGAACTGTTCAGAGTCAAAGTATGACTGCACCCACTCCCTATCATCGCGAAGATGATAAGAAGAGATGCGGCCATAATGGTCCGAACAGTCCACGCGAGAAACAGCTGGGTATGATAGTCTCTGGACATGGTAGCTCCTTGCGGAACACCATGTTCCGCCTGTGGTTACAGGTTCAAGAATATCACGCCTGGAACTGAATCAAGCGTGCCGTGGTCACCTCACTATCGTCACGATAGTCCGTCAAGGCTTTGGCCAATGCAATTATTGCTGCATCGGTGAAGCCGAAAGACGGCCGTCGGATAGTGATCGACGCAGACGCTACAACGCGCTGCGTTTGCCCTGTATAGGGGTTGGTGGCATTAACCGCCTGCGTCATTTGGACGTAGTGGTTTGAGCCCCCACCCTTGAGCTTCTGGTGGTTGGTGATAACGGTATAACCGTTACCACCAGTATCCACCCGCTCCGACCCATACCCATCCGACTTGACAATTGCCAAGACGAGAGAAGGTGTGGGCGATGCAGCGGCAACGGTGACAGGATCAGGCAACATAGGACGTCTCCTTGGTAAGTATGATTTACGACCGTGGGCGGAATGCCCCCGGCCTAGTATGATCGGTTCTAGATGCCAAGATAGCACCCAGAATCGACAACTGATACCCAGATAATGTAGTGGGTATAGTTGTCTGCTTCACATCAAGGACGTTGGCGACGTTTTGTCGAGTTTGACACTCGAAATCCAGAACGCTGGTATGGTGAAGATTGGTATTCTTCCAACCGTCTTGTACCGTAACTCCGTTCTGAATAACGACGCCATACGTAGCGGATATGTGTTCGAGCTCTGTGACGAGACGACCTTTTGTATGAGAGGTTATCACGCCCCAATTGATTAGTGAAGGATCATGGTTAATTTCCTCGATTAACTCGAGGTAGTTACCAAGACCCGTAAACCAATCAATCAGCCACGTATAAGGTATGATGTTG